ATAGAAGTTAGCTTGTTTTCTCCTGCAAAAAGAGCATCCTCTCCGTTTCTTTTATTATCAATAGACTTCAAGAATGCAACCTTGACCTGCTTCTCTGAGTGTCCTATTAATTTAACAGCATCGTAACCATCTACGTTAATTATGAAGTGGATATACGTCCCGCCTATATTTATCCATTTGAGAGGAAATATTTGTCCACGTTGCTCCTTTTCTTGTGTAAACTCATAGGGTGTGACAACCTCTTCCTTGCCGAGAATTACCCCACCTAATTCTGAAACAGACTCAATAGCTTGCTTACTCTCTTGCACTTTATCTTCAAGTCCTCTAATAGCATCCGATACCGCCTTTTGCGACATCACAGAGGTCGTGCTATCGCCAGCCTCCTGAGCAATAGGCAGACTGCTAACCGCTTGCTCGATAGCCTCGATAGCATCTGCGACACCCTCGAAGGCACTACCAACACGCTCGGCAGTATTACCACCGATAGCAGTCTCATTTTTAATCACTCTCGCCAGCTGGCGTAATTCTTCAACCTTTGTCATTTAATTTAATCTCCTATAGCATGAAACCTTATTCTTGTACCCCTTACAGGGTTAATATCTTCTTTCTCTGTTGCCTTGATATAGGCTAAACAACTGCTTAAGTATGTTTCTGCTGCGTTCATAGCATCATCATATAAGCGTACTCTGTTCTTATCATTCTCTCTGCTTGCGTAACTGTCGTTATGCTGCGTTAAGCCTGTACGTGTTAACATACCCCCATCTACCATCACCATGTGAGCGTAGACGAAATATGCCACGGTAGTCTGTAAGCCTACACATCGTTTCAACTTACCGCACTTATCGTTATATTCTCCGCCTTCAATCAGAATTTTATTCCTGCTATCCTCTGGCTCGTCAAGCAGTTTCTTAAATTTCTCCAAACCGATAGCCGGTATAATCTTTATCTCTTCGCACTCTCTGACGAATGTCATAACATCGCCCTCGTCAATATGCTTAGACGTTGGTCTTGCTAATTCCTTGAACTGCTCAACCGAAAGAATGTGTTTACTCTCCATTACTCTTATTATTACTCTCCGCTGCTACATACTTTAGCGGACGAATTGAGAAGTTCTGCGGCATAGTCTTATCGAACCAATGAGCGAAAACGCTATTAAACACACGCTCGATAAAGCGTTGTTCGTTCGTCACCTCGCCAGCGTAATATCCATAAGCGTCTTGCATCACATTACCAGAGAAACCGAGCTTGCCGATACGGATAGAGTAGAATAACTCTTGATGGAATTGTGCGTATATACGCTCTACGACACTCTCATCTGTCGTTGCAAACTCTTTATCGAAGTTCCTTGTCGGGAACGGAACTACCTCTGGTTTGTCCTCGTCATTCTCTAATTCGATATAGAGAATCTTAGACCCTCGAGTGTCGCCCTGAAATGCTGTTAAGTCCTCATCACTAATCATCTGGCGTTCCTCTGTATTGCCGTTTTCGTCAATATGTGCTCCCTTCTTCGCAACAAGCATACAAGCTACAAGGAAGTTGTTACGAACGTTTCGGTACTTGATGTTGCCTAAGCCCTCATCGGTGCTAATCTCTGTAATAGCAGCATCATATATTGGTGTTGGGTATTGGTACTTTCCATCCACTGATACCCATAACACCTGACCATTATAACTATCAATATCTCCGCAATCCTCAATCTCTTTCATTACGACAATAGGATCGGGATTGAATACATTGAACTTCTTGATATGCTTATCATCAAGATACTCTGTCTTCCCGTTCTTCGTTCTCTTTCCCTTCCAATCGACGTGCTGTAAGATATGCGATACCACACCAGCATCGTCCATCTCCTCTAATCTGCACTGCTCAAATGGCATGAAATTAACCTCTGCCACCTGACCAAGAACATTATAGTTAATATGAAGAGCGAAGCCTCCGAAGCGTGCAACATCATCAGACACTTGACGAAGCATATCGTCCATCGTGTCACCATATCTGTTCACCTTCCACGCAGACAGATTTTCATCATTGAAACCAAAACCCTCAATGAACTTCTTATATCTGTCAAGACATAGCTGTGCTGTTCCTGATGCGCTTGTAATAGCCATCAAGTTCTGTGGATAGAGATTATCGTCTCCATAGCTCTGTAGGTGAAAGTTCTGTTTGTACTTAACCTCTACACGTGTGTCTGGCTTTTTTGCCGTTTTTACGTTCATCTTCGCCCTTCCTATTGATTACTTACCTTTCTTCTTGGTGTTGTCGCCCTCAGAAGGTAACTGCTGGAATAACTCTACCTGCTCAGGGTACTGCTCTAAATATGCAGATGCAACCTCGTCTGTGAGATTGTCATTGCAATATACTTGACCATCATTGAAGTTAGGGCAGCAGATAATAGCACCAGCCTTCAATCTATAATTACACTTTTCAGCCATTTTTCCGTTCTTCTTAAGATAAACATAAACCTCTATCAGCGCATCATGATAGCACTGCTGGCATGATGTCGGTACAAAGGTCTTACCAAGTACCTCGTAATAGAGTGCTTCAATACTCTCTTTATCAGAGTTGCTGAAGGGACTATCGTAACGCCCCTTCAGTTCCTCAATCTTAGTATATGCTTCTTCTACTGTCATGCGTGAGTTTCAGTAAGCAATGCCTTGTACTGTGTTTCAGTAGTTTTGGCATCCGTGTTAAAGTAGAATAGCGCAGATTTTGGCGCATTCTCCTCCTTGAGAGTGACAAGCCAACCGCCATCTGTGTCGTCGCTATACTTCTCGTTCACGATCTCCGTAGAGTGCAAGCCCTGGTAGTAGCCGTACACCTGATACTCCGCCTTGCCATTCTCGCCCTTGTGAGCATTACGCAACACAAGAACGAATGTACCATTAGCAAGTCCATCAATGATGTTTTGTGCCACCTCTGGACTGTTGTCAAGCACCGCAATAGGGATTTCGTTGTTGAAAGTATTACGATACTTACCCGTTGCAAGGCTGGTCTTAAGACCTGTATAAGGTGTTGCTCCCATCTGAACGACAGAATAACCCTTCTTGCCAGTCTTTAAGATAAGCTGCTTGATGATGTTTTTGCTGTCCGTGTCGAATACTGACTGTGAAAAGTCAATATCATTACGATTGATGATAACACCATCAGCCTCCATTCCCTTTACTAAGGGGTTCTCACAGTTCGCCTCAATACTCTTGGCGATGATTGATTCACAAATTCCTGCCATAATTCTGTCCTCCTATTAGTAAGCAGCGTGGACCATATCGTCCTCAACGATGTTTGTACCGATACGACCAGCAGCATAAATGAAGTTACTACGCTCCTTCTTGTCGAAGAAGATATCAAGGTTACTCAGCAGACCATCTGCATCAGTAGCGACACGTAACTGATTGATGTTAGCATATACCGCACGGTATGGCTTGTTCCACTTGGTGCCTGTGTTCTCGTAAGCGTTGATGACGCTGTCCCAAACGTTCACACGTGCTACCTTCACACCGTCATACTCTGCAATGTCGAGACCGTCGAAAATAGTATTCCAAGGCATAATCTGCTTGTATGTTCTCTTCACGTCATACGCAAGAGCATCAGCAAGACCACGTGAGAGCATGATGACAGCCTCGCTATCTCCAGTGATACGAGCATCAGCATTCATACGCATAGTGTCGATAATGCCAGTCGCAACACCTTCCTTGAGGATAGCTGCCTTCTGGTCTGCATAAGAGGTCTTCTTGTTAGCTTCGATAGCTGTGAGCTGTGTTTCCTTAGCTGCACAGATTGCAAAGATTTTCTTCCACAAACCATCGGTAACGTTGAATAGCTCCACATCTGTTCCAGTTGTCAGAACACCACCGCCAGCGATATCCTTTGCATCCTTGTCTCCGAACCAGCCATAACGCCAGATAAGACGCTTCAACATACGCTCAAGACGTGGGCGGAGAATCTCGTTCATAATCTCCGTGCTTGTCAAGTCCTGAATGTCAGTGCCACCCTTGAGGTAATACTCTCCTACAGTACCCTTGAAGTCCTCGTAACAAACCTTGATAGGTGTACTCCAGTCTCCGAGTTCCCAACGCTTCTGAGAGTTCTTGATACCAATTTCCTTGTAGGTAGGATTACAGCCTGCACCCTTAACACCGATATCGTTAATCTCTCCGATAAGGGCGAGTGGGTCACCGTTATGTACCTTCATAAGCTTGGTGAATCGTTGGAAGTCCTCATCCTGCTCAATGGTCATTGGGATGAGTTCTTTCAAATCTCTTACATCCTCATTATTGAATGTGATGTTTTCCAAAAACTTTGTCATTTCCTTATAATCTTTTAGTTATACACTCTTTGTTTTACTTCTTCTTGAACGTTCCGTTCCGTCGTGCCTCAATCTCCGCACGCATAGCAGACTTATGTTCATCTGCCTTTGCCTGAGCGTTCTTACCCTCTGGCTTACGCTGCTGTGGCTTGTAGTTAGATATAATCTGACTGAGAGCCTTCTCTCCTCCCGCCATCTTAACAGCATTGAGGATGCGTAACTCGTCGGTAGTCTTAGCCTTTGCCTGAGCATCGTTCTTCTCCTGCTCGAGTTCCTCAATCCTCTTCTTCAAGTCTTCAACCTCCTGCTCGAGCTCCTCAATTCGGTCGCTGATCTCGCCATCTCCGTTGCTGGCGTTAGCGTCTGTCTTGATGTCGGTAATGACACCATCAGCGACTACGATAGTTTTTCCGTCTGGCATCATAAACTCGCCATCAGGAGTTGCCTTGTCTCCCACCTGTGGCTCTCCTTCCTCACGCTCTACAGTGAGCATCTGTCCGTCACTTGTGGATAAGTCCATACCCTTAGCCAACTCGTCAAGGTTCTTAATACCTAACTTCGCCAGCGCACGGTCAATCAGAGAGGCTTTAACCTCCACTTTCTTCTCTTCCTTTGCCATTTTATTTTTTGATTTATTGTTAAACACAGCACCCTGCTTCTTGGCTGAAACAGGCGCAATTACTTCGCCAATCAAACCGAGACGTATAGCCTCGTTAACACCGATATACTTATCTTCATTCATAAGTGCCTGCATCTCGTCCTTATCGCACTCACAACGCTCTACATATAGGTTGAGCATCTTCTCTTGTATATCTCGCAAGTCCTTAGCCGCCTTGTCTAAGTCATCGGCTGTAACAATATCCGAAAGTCCCCAACTTGATATCCATGGGTTATGTACGCATATCTCTGCACTTGCATAAGCCTTACGGCGTTCCTTTGGTGCTGCCATCAAGATAACTGTAGCCATTGAAGCAGCGTTACCCTCCACAGTGCAAGTTATCTCCTTACCAGTGGCACGTAAGCGGTCATAAATCGCCCAACCCTCTGTGCAAGAGCCACCATTACAATGTAAGCGTACATCGATTTTATTATCGTCCTCTGCTATCTGCTCGCAGAACTCATCCACGTCTTTGTAACAGATGCCTTCTGCCTCACCGAAAAACTTACTATTATTCTTTTCGTTCTCGGTTTGTATGTCATTGAAAATCTTTAATACTGCCATATTCGTTATTAGTTATGTTACAAAGGTACTTTATAAAGATAAAGAAAACCTTTACAAGGGCTCGTTCTCCACTTTCACAGCGTGAAAGGAATAAAAAAGAAGGGCGACCACCTTCGCAGGCAGCCACCCTCATACAATCGCATGAAACACAACTTAAACTATTCGCTTCTCCATTCTCTTAACTACTCGGTACACGGTCGTTTCTCCGCATCCGTACTGTTCACTGAGATAGTACACGATATATCCGACCTTGTGACCTTCTTCTTTTAGTCGTATATAATCGTCATACATCTTCATATACTTAATATCTGACACGTCGATATTATTATCACTCATCACTCGTAGCAGACTTTCTGCTGTTCTCATCAACTCAAATTGCGTCATAGTATTGTCTTTTATTTTATCGTTGCTAATCTTTCTATTACCTCAACTCTATTATTAGTGCTATTAATCTCTTCTACGCTTACCACTGGGCGTGGCATCATCGCCATACCTCTCGCAACGGCTCTCGCTAAGAACTCCTCGCCAATCTGCTGTGAGTGTCCGCCTTGTCCCATGATAGGCACGCCACCGCCAATCTGATTAAACGCTGATAGGGCAGGGGCAAACATCCTTGTCGCTGGTGCTGTTAGTACACTCTCGCCATTAGAGAGATGCGCTGGTATGCTATCACTCGTATCTGTGCCTGGTCCTACCACGTCACCACCACGTGCGAACTTGGCAGACTTCACAGTCCTAATCGCTGATGTTATGCCAGCCATAACCTGCGCTACAGTTGTAGCTATTGCAACAATATTAGCTGGGAATGGTCCAGCTTCTTGCGATTGCTTGATACCTGCCGAAATGGCAACACCTGTGTTAATCGCTATCTGTGCAAGTGCAAGTACCTTCGACGCCCTTGTAAGAGCCTTGCTGTGTTCTCCTAATTCGTCTAATAGCTGACTTCCTGCTCCAGCTGCTGCTGCTATTGCTTCCCATTTCTCGTTGCCCATGTCAACCTCTTTATGCTCAAGAGCCTTTTTTGCCGAGAGGTAATCTTTTTGCATTTCCAGCTTACGCAGATTAAACGCTTCTATTGTCTCGCCCTCTCTCTGCTGTGCTGATTGAAGTAAGGCAAACTTTTCATCTGCTTGCAGCTGTAACACTTCGAGTTCAGAGCCTTGTCCGCTCTCCATGCCGCTAATCTCTGCCTCTAATATCTTAGCCTTATAGCGGTCTTCGATAGCTTTCTTCTGCTCATCAAGAACTTTATTGTTATACTCCTTATACGCCTCTTCCTCCTCCTTGTAGTACTTAGCATTAACGGCTTTAAGCTGTTTTGCCTTTTCCTCTTCCGTGAGTACCATCTGCTTGATAGCATCAATCTCTAACTGTCGGGCATTCTCGATATTCTTAACCTTTAAATCGTACTCCTCCTTAGAGCCTTTCTCGATAGAAGATAGCATATTCTGGATATACGTCTGCTCTCGCTTGATAGCCTCGTCCTTAACGGTTAAATCAAACTCACTTAGCTTCTTTTCCTTGATTTCTTCAAGTGCAAGTATCTGAGAGGTGATAGCCTTCTTAGCGGTTGCTGTTAACCCCTTTTCGGTCGCAAGCCGTACCTTTAAGTCCTCTATCTGTCTATCATATTGAACAACGATAGCTTTTCTTCTCTGCTCGGCGGTCTGTTCTACGAGTTGTGCGAGCAGGTCTTCTGCCTTACGTATCTCGTCCATCTCCTTCTTTGCCATCTGCTCGGCTGTCATACCCTTTGCCTTGCTGCTTTTGGCTTTCTTCTCTTTCTTCTTCTTTCCTCCATCGCCTTTACCTTTCCATTCGCTTGAACCATTGGTGTTCATGTGGTCTGGCTGCTTATCTTCTCCAGAGTACTTCGATAAGTCAATATGTGCAACCTTCTTATTTTTTATCGTACTATTGAAAGCGTCGAGATAGGTGTTAGCTTGTTCTTTTCCGAAAGCCTTAATATCGCCAAACCCCTCTTTGAACGTCTTTACGAAGCTACCGCCAATCGTAGAGAAACCCTCTTTAATCTTATCGAACGAAAGTGTTACGATACCCTCTACTATCTGTGCAAGTCCCTTTAGCTGTCTTCCTGCACTCTTCGCACTATCTATAATGAGATTGAACACTAATTTTATGACGTTCCAAGCACTCTTGAAGTTTACCACGATAGCCTGCACACCAGCACGCACAACCATACTCTCGTTATATAGGTCTATGAAGTAATTAATCACCTCGATAACGCCCTTGAGTAGTTTCGTTATGCCTTGTATTGTCAACGTCTTAACTTGTATCAGCATCTCTCCAAAACCTTTATCCGACATATCAAACATTGCCGCTAAGGTCTTATTCAATTCCTCGTTAGCCTCTCTTTGTTCATCCATGCTCTTTCCGTACTCGCCCGTGGTATCTTTCAGCTTCTCGAGGTCTACATTCATCGTGTCGAGTTGCTCTATCATCTTCAAGCCAGCATTCGCGCCCTGCTTACCGAATACATCCTTGAGCACCTCTCCAACCTCCTTAGAGTTCTGCGGTACTTCCTTTAGTTTGGTGCTAACCATCTTGATAACGTCCATCGTAGACATTGAACCGTTAACCAAGTCCTGCTGTACCTTCTTCGAACTGATACCGATACCCTCAAGTGCTGCCGCTGTCTTGTCTGACATCTCACGTATCTTCTTGCTACCCATCTGTATCAAAGCAAGACCGTCATCAGAGAAGATACCGCTGCGTGTCTGCTGAATAGTAGCAACAAGTTCCTTTCCTCCTATGCTGGCATCATGGAACGCTGGCGCATACTGCTTAATCTTTGCAATCATATCGCCGTTGAGGTCTGCACCACTCTGGAAACCCTCGTTAACAATCTTCAACGCCTGTCCAGCATCATAGCCGTATTGAGATGTAAGCACATCGACAGCCTCCAGCACCTCCTTATAATCTTTGCCATAGGTGTCTGCTGTGGCTTGTATCTCGTCACGCATAGCCTTGAGGTTATCACCCGTTAGTCCGAGAAACTCCTTTGTTAATCGTGTGCTTTCCTCAATGCCTTTATTGTAGTCGAAGAACCACTTAAACGCTACTCCTGCTCCTGCAATGCCTGCAAGAGAAAGGAATACTGGGTTTGTCATGAAACCCATCAATGTTGATCCGAACGCCTTTGCGCTACCGATAGCACCATCGAAGATTCCTGACAAGCCTTTACCGCCTGAGGACATCTGCATGATAGAGTTTGCAAAGTTACTATTCACGCCAAGAGCGGACTTAATAGCCTCCTCGTAATTACCGACATTACGATAGAACCTCTGTGTACCTTCTTCGGCTTCCTTTAGCTCGTTAGTAATCTCGTTGATATGCTTCTTCAACTCTTGTCCCTTTGCTCCATTGCGCTCTGCCTTTGACATAGCATCATAATCTCTTGTAGCATTGCTTAACTGCGCACGTAGAGACTTTAACGAGCCTTCTTGATCACGCTCTACCTTGATATTATTCTGCACCTCCTTAGATAACTCTCTAATAGTAGCCTTGTGAGCCTTTGATTGCTCGTCCATAGCGGCAATAGTAGTCTTAAACTCCTCACCGCCTACCTTTCCGTCCTCGAAGTCTTTTTTTAATTGCTTCTGTGCCGCTGAAAGGTCTGCAAGTTTTTCCTTGTATTGCATGATGCCGTAGATAGCATCTTCATACCTTACCTTGATACCCAGTATCTGCTCTTCATCTGTTCCTGTCATAGTCTTATCTCCTTTATTCAAACGTTAATTGTAGCATAGTAACCTCTGCCGTGTCGCTATTTGTTGCCCTTATCTCGGTGGCTGCGAAATACGCTCCATACTGCGCAAGATATATAGGTCGTGTTTCGTCAAACCGCAATATCTCCAGGTCTCGCATTTTCACTTTCTCCTTGATGACTTTTGGCTGCTGCAATGTGCGTATCATATCACGATACTTCTCATCCAGAATGTCCTGCATATAGATATCGAAGTAAGCGACAGCTAAACCGTTGCTATCCTTACGTAACCGTAATATCCTATCCTTACAAGCACTATAGGGAGGCTCTTTTGTTTTCGTAATCTCGTCCTTATCCTCGCCTCTGTTCCCAGTGAATGCCGAGCCGTCACCGCTTTTCTTTGCCTTTTCAATCTTATACATAGGCACGGTGTCTCCGTCCGTAGCAGCAAAAGGAAACTCATACATCACCTTTTCGATATCGAGTGTCTCATTATCGATACGCAAATCACCATCATAGTGACCTTTCACGGTGTCATCTTCCTTCCACTTATAGTGGTTGTGTTGTCCGTAGTCCTCAACCTTATAGTTAAGTTCTGATGGCTTATTTTCGCTTGCAGGTGCTATTATCTTGTTCGTCCAATCGACAGCCTCATCCCTGCGCTTCCAAATCGTAGAAAGCGGTACAAGTCTAACGATACCATCTTCCGTTATCTGTAATGGAAAAGACCCAGTAATAGCGGTTAGGAACTTCACAAAATCAATGACCTTTATCTTTGGAAGATTATAAGCAATAGGAAAATAGCCACCATCTGGAACATTCTCACCCTTAGATAGGGTTGCCTTAATCGTCCCGCCTATGACCTGCATATTAGGAAAGCGTGTTACGTCTATCCATTCAAAAGTAATGGTACTTCCTTTCACGACCTCAATCTTTCCATATCCGCTATTGGTAAATCGACACACTCCCCTGTAACCTCTTGGCACAGTGAATGAGAACGGCTCTCTTTCGGTACCCATATCGTATGTTTCGTGTTCTGCTCCCTTTGTTATCGTCATTCGCAATAGGCAGCCCCTTTGGAAATTAAATCGCTCTGTGTCTCCTCCGATACCACCACTACGTCCGACAGGCTTAACCTTGCCTCCAAGCTCAAAAGACCATTCAGCCTTTATGTCGAAGATTAACGTAGCATCAGTAGTCACAGTGATAGATGTAACCTTGTTTCCTCTCTGACCACTTAATACGCTACTCTCGTCAGTCACATTTAGCGACATCTGTCCCGACTGCATAGCCATAGGTCCAAATGTTGCTCCGAATGCACCTTCTGAGGTTAAATCGTTAGACTTGCGATTGATTAGTGGTAACACAAGCGTATTGATATACTCTTTCGCTTCCTCGTGAAATTGAAAGTCTATACCAGTCTGCGACTTGATGAGAGATAGCACGAATGGAACACGCACTACAGGGTGAAGATAAGGCACGCCTTTTTTGTCTGGTGAATATTCCCCTTTAAATCGCATTGCATATTCAAACCATGTTTCCTTTTGTCTCTCCCTATTATTGTTACCTGGTGAAATCATAGTCGAATCAGTGCGCCATGTCATATCCTCCTCGTCATCGTATTTCCACACGTTATAACCTGCGTAGAAGTACGGCTTTTCCATTACATCCTCGAACCGATTTACTTCATTAGCAAGATTGTAGAGTAACTTATCATTGCTCTTAAGGTCGTTTAGTGCCGTTCCCTTACTGATTAGGCTGCTGAATTGAGAGAACAGCCCCCACACGATAGACACCTCTATGGCTTCGTCAGTGACTTGTAACACGCAAACACGTCCGTCCTTGATTAACTCCACACCATTGCGGAAATAACGTGCCTTGTGCAATCTATAAGCGTAGATGCTTGTATTCTGCACTAAGTCTACGTGCAAGAGTATCTTCTGATTGCGTACTGTCTTAGGTAGCTTGACCGTGTATGTGCTATTAGATACTATCTTAGACACATCACGGAACAGATTACTTTTAATTGACATCGTGATTTGCGTACCGCTGTCGATATCTACCAGCTCTCCGTCGATATATAATCTTTCGTTCTTCATCGCTTATAACTTTTGTATCTCAACCTCTGGAAGGGCAATAGTACATATAAAGTCTTGCAGGGGTGCGCCACCCTTCGTATATGACGCTGCAACGACATTTACCGATACCCACTTAGGCACACCGCCCTCATAGCCTGCAAACATATCCACGATAGGGCTTGTCGTGACATCAAACAGCATATCCCATGTTTCGCTATCTACCAGTGGTGCACATATCGGAAGGCTGTCCTCACGTTTAAGTGATTGCATACGTCCTGTACCACCTTCATATCCGTATGTCATATCATAAGAGAGTAGGTTATTGCGAAGATATGCACTATCGCTTGAAACTTTCCTGCTTTGCTCTCCTGCCTTAAACAGATAGTAGCAATAAAACCCATGTCTGTTTATCCATCTTAGGTAATAGCCCTCGTCGTATCCGTCTACAACCTCAATGCGCACCTTATCGGTCTTCTCTCCACCGCCTACATACTGATATCGGAAAGTGAGGTCAAACGTCCTATCAAAGTTCACCTCTTGCAATCCGCCTGTGCTGTCACTGATTAGGTAGAAGTCCTTAGCTGTGTGTTCGCTATCTTTCAGTGGAATGTTCCAAACGCCCTGGTCTGATAGACTGATAAACTTCTCTGGTGCACCGTCTCTGCCTAAGAGGATAGAACTGCCACCTGCTACATATACTCCGAATGTAAAAGGATAGCCCTTAAACCATTTAAGCCTGCGAAAGCCGTTATAACGCTCTACACCGCCAACCTTAAGCGCACCCCATACATAGAACACAGAGAAAGAGAAAGTAACATCATCGCTACCACTGACAGATACCACGACCTCGAACGATACCCTTTTCCCAAGTTCTGTGCGCTCGGCTTCCGAATAGTTAACCTTGCCAAAAGGAACAGTGTCAAAAAAAGTTTGTATATATTCCCTTACGTCACCGTACATCTTACCACGGAAGGCATCGAACATAACTACGTCTGACCCACTTCCGCTTGCTTCCATCTTAATGATTGCCCTTGTCACCTTATCACCATCTACCTTCACGATACAAGGATTAAATGCAAAACCTATCTCGTCGGGATAGGTTAGTGTTATATTGCTCTTACTTTCTGTTCTCATACGTCAATATTGGTTAGCTTAATGTTCTTAATCTCGGTCTTTAGAAGGCTTGTGATGCGCATCAGTATTCGCTCCTTTGCCAATGGTATAACATTCGTGTATATGTCGTTTCGTCCTCCCTTACGGAAAAGGCTTGTTCCTTCTCGCTCAATCTTCCGTGCGATGAGAAACGCAAGTGACAACTCGCCACGCTCCTCTGCCGTGTACTTGTGCGGTCTATCTGTCTTGTATGGCATAGGTCGTGCCTTGATACCCTTATCTTGCATCCACTGACGAATGATAAGGCGGAAGTTTGCAGGGACTTTTCCTGCTTGTCTACCAGTTTCAAGCGTTCCAAAAGGAGAGCGACCCCAAAGAGTGCCTTCTGTTTCGTTAGCCTCAATTCTTAAACTCGCAGCCGTCCTACCGCTTGCACGCTGACCAGCTGCAATATGATTTTTTATTATCTCCTGCTTTACCCTCTCGAGTTCCTCTTTAAGGACAACGCTTGCTGCCTCTTGTATCATACGCAACCTCCCTGCAATTCCTTAACCGTCAACTCTACCGATACGCCTGTTATATATGCGCTTGCTTGCTCTAAGATAGTAGTATAGCGCACCTTTCCTCCGATAGGTTCAAAGAAACGGCTTGCGTTCATCTCAGAGAGGAAACGAGCAGCTACGCCCTTCATCTTGGTGTACACCTGCTCATTGTCATTTCCATTAGCGTCACGCTGTACCTTGTCAACGAAAGCAATAATGATGTCCTCGCTATCCTTTACCTTGCCCCTTGTCATGTCGAGATACCCACCGATTGGTAAGATACATATAATCGCTGGTAGGTCTACTCTATCTACGACTTCGGCTGCACCATTCCAATCTTCGAATACATAGCTAAAGTTCGGGAACTTCTCTTTGGCTATCTCTCTAATCTTATCTTCTATGCTCATCGTTATATACTTCTGATAAACGTTTTTCAAATTCTTGCTTCTGATTATCCATGCTTAAACATTGATACACTCGCATCCACGGCACACGCATTACATCCTCGTGGTCTGTGATGCCCATACGTAAGGCGTACCAATCAATCATACCGAAGATACCGAACTGAAGCTTGTTTATTCCTGCTCTTATCTCTTTGTCTGTCGGTTTGCGCTTTGCCTTGTCGAATAGCGCATTTATCTTCTCAATACGACCGTACACCCAGCCAACAAAGGAAACAACCTCCGTAGCCTTACACACGTTCACAACTTCTGGATTCATGTTCAGAAGTACCTCGCAGACCTTGTAAAACATTTCTCCGTCTGTCTGTAGTGTGGATAGCTGGACCATCTGCCCGATAGTCATATCATCAAGATTGCAAGGCGTATCGATGCCGCCCACCTTCTGAGGTCTTGACATCTTGTTTAACCTTAGTTTCTCGGTGTCCTTACTAAATGCTGAGAGTATCAGCCACCTTCCGAATGTGATATTTTTCTTCATATTACCCAAGTGTATTATAATGCGCTCTTGCTGTACCGCTGCGCCTTACGTTAAGCCTCATCAATGCAAAGTATCTCGTTGCGTCGATAGCGTGATTAAAACAATCGATAGGCGTGTTTGTCTTCTTGCCGTCTCGGTCCTCTTTCCACTTGTAGCTTTGCAATTCCTCAATTAGTCCAGACGAACGCCTTGTAACGTTCCATCTATAGCGGTGGAGGATGTCAATGCCTACGCTGATACTATCCTTTCCCTTAGCGGTAGGAACAACCCACAAACCTGCTGCCGTCAATTCTGCAATACTCTTTGGCTCTGCACTATCAGCTATAATCAAGTCCTTACGTGTTATTCCGTTCTCTTTAGCTCTCTGCGCTATCATAGGATTCGTTAACCCTGTTTCGTAAATTACTCCATCCGTCCACAACTCACCGTGCGCAATAACACAATGCACCAAAGCTGTTGGATCGTTAGTGAAACCAAAGTCCAACCCGTAACCCTGCATCTTCCAGCTCTCACGCTCTGGCAGCCTGTCAACGATACGAAAGTTAGGAAAGATGACCCCTGATAGCTTACCAGTCAGACCACGCGCATATACCTTCCATAGCTCTTTATCTTCTATACTCTCGATGCGCTCGTGTTCCTCCTTTGTTAAGAATGGGTTTCCTCTGTGGTCTGAGATAATCATCTTCACACCTTCACGTCCTTTCACTTCATTATGCGCCCAGAACCTCTCCGAAGGGTTATAATCTATCCATATCTTCTTACGTGTACGAATAGCCAACTGCCAGTATATCTCATAGCCTATACCATTCGCCTCGTTAACGAATAGATAGTCACGCTTACCGTTCTTTGCGTCTTGCTCATCCTTGTAACTCTTAAATTCAATTACAGAACCATTCCTACACTGCAAGTAATGCCCGCTCTCGTGCATATCAAAGTAACCAGCCAGCCAGTCCGAACCAGCTAATATCGTCTTTGCATCACGAAGTGCACCTACCTTCAAGTTCGGTAAGTCTTGACCTACTACCGTCGTTATACTACCAGCCTCCAGCAATGCCACATAAAGAAGTACCTGCATAATCGTGTATGTCTTTCCAGAAGACGTGCCCCCCTGATTAATATACACTCTTGCTGTCTTTTCTGTGTTCGCTCGAAATAACGGTCCTATAACCTTAAACGGCATTATCATACATCGACCTCGCTTTCATCACTTACAGGGTTAATATCCGTTTCGATAAAACCTATCTCAATATGATTATCCATTGAACCAGTTAGCTTTGTTTCATCTACAGGCTTCTCGCCCCTTATATCTCTAATAGCATTGAAGGCAAATACATCGCCCTTAATAGCTTTCTGGAATAAGCCTACTACGATAGCCATATCATTAGTACGCATTTCATTCTCCGATACTCCAAGTTCCTTCATTACCCTTCGTACCTTCTCTGGGGCTGGCAATTCTCCGAAAGCCTCAACCAACTGCCGTAGCTTCTTTTTCTCTCTTCTTGCCTTCACAGAAGCCTTGCCCCCTTTCCTTCCTATCTCTCGTGCTTCCTCCGTGGTTAGCCTACCTTTTCTTTTTTCGAATTCCTCATTCATACAAACACCTCATCCCTTTCCTCTTTTCTATGTTCTGTCCAATAATTAGACCCAGAAAGCCTACATGGCGTTTCACACGTTTTCATGTCAACACTATACATAGCTTTCTTTTCTAAAATATCAGTATCAAGTACACTTCCTATTATTTCCTTTGGTCTGTGGCAGCAATATGGCACATCGCCGTCTACATTTAAGCATAGCACTGACCACCCAGACACGCATGTATTAGGGCGATATTCAAGATAATTAAACTTATATGAAATATTTACTCTTGTATCGTTTACCCTTTCTCCAAGCCATCCTTTAACTTCTTCTGCTGTTACTTTACTCTCTTTCCCTTCGTAAGGTCTAAAGTAAATGTAATCTACATCCAAATTCTTTATGGTCTCGTAGAATGATATTACGTTTTCTTTATCCATGCACACGCATTGTACTCCTACCTTTGTATCGATACTTTCCTTGCGTCTGTAGTCGCAATACTCTTCTATGTTCTTTAATGTCCTTTTTAGTCCGTCCACTCCTCTAAGTTCCTTGTACTTCTCACTATCTCCAGTGTCTACGGAAATCTTCATAAATACTGGGTGACATTTGCGTAATACCTGCATATTGGTATTAATACCGTATGGTATACCTTTCCCCTCCAGATAGTCAGTAATCTTCTTGAAGTCTGGGTTTATAGTCGGTTCTCCTCCACCTGTCAATATAAATGATTGTACACCCAACTCTGTTAGACGTTCTGAGTACTTAACAAAGTCTTCAAACTTCATGTACTTACCTGTCTTATGTGCATATCTACAATACGCACATTTTTCATTGCAATAATCAGTAAGGAATATGTCTGCCGTAATAGGTCTCTTTACGCCATTAACCCTTTCTATATATCCTTGTAATTTCGACTCTCTTATCATAGTTAATCATTTTTTCCATTTTTCCTGTAATATCTTCGGTGCCGTATGCTCCCATATTACGTTATGATGTATTCTCTTGTGTCGGCTATTAAGCATCGCTACAACCACCCCTGAAGGATGTACGACAACAGAAGTAAAACTCTTTATATACGTACCAGTATCTCTATATACTTCGGTCATTCCTCCAGCTGTGGACTGGCTGCTCTTCTGCTGTATATCACAATGTAATATACAGCAGAAGAGCAGCCCACGACTACCTAATCTCGTGTATGTGTTCACATCGTCGTTAAATCTTCCCTTAAATTCAAATGGTCTATCCGTAGAGCAAATAAATGTATTCATTGCTTTTCTCTTCATACTTATTTGCTTTAACATTTGATTACTACTTCCCCCTATAAAGTCACCACCTTGTGCCATCGTTAGGCTCGTTAATGGTGTGTTTATGTAATACCGCAGCATTGATTCAAATACTACATCAAGGTTTTTTATCTTTGGCGTTTTTGGCAAATACTGGCAATCACTTCCAAATCTCCATCTGAAATCTATGTAATCATCATCGAGCTCCATAAAGTATCTATAACCAAGTTCTTCTGCAATCTTAAAACATGCATTTCGAGCATAAAGGATGGCACGGCAATCACCCCTCACTACTTCATCACTCTTTTTCGCCCACTTCTGTTTATCGAATACATAGCAGTTATCCGCTCCGAATCTCCTCTTGTACTCCTCTACCTGCCCATCTTCGTTGTCGAGGACAAATACACAACGACCTGTATATCCCTGCTCGCATAGAGAACGATAGGTATACTGGTTATCCACTCTTCCATGTGTCAGAATGAATACGACGAAATCCTTTTTAAAGTTAACCTTCTTCATACTCCTTCGCATATTCATTCAATAACTCATCTGTCATCCTTACAAAGCCCTTTTCGATAGCCTTCTTGAAATCGATAATTACTAATGCTGAATTCTCGAATAACCCCTGTACCTCCTTAGGCGCATTGCAATAGTAGTCGGCAATCATTCCGTAATTAAACTCTGTGTGCCTATAGGCTGCATATGTTAGGAACTCTCGCACCTCGTCTGGTAGATCCGCTTTCTTTATCTCCTCGATTAACTCCTTTGTCTTCGTGCTGTCATAGCAATCCGATAGAGTAGGAGAGACCCCTGACGGCTCATACACTGGGGCTTCTATCTTTCTGCTATAAGTATCATCTATCTTCGGACCAATAGAAAGCCCCCAGTCCTCAACCTGTAAACCTATCTCTTCCTGTGCTCTCGATAAAGCCTCATCGTCCCAGTCCAGATTGGCTGCACCAGTAGCATTATCCGCCAGTGCCATCTCTCTTCCTTCTTCGCTATCCAAGTCTACATCGCCCCTTCTCACTGCTACCAGCTCATCTCGCTTGGCATCAATAACAATAACCTTCTTTATACCAGCTTCTTTCGCCAGCTCCTGCGTTTTATTACCAGCAATGATACGATTATTCTTGTCTAACAAAATAGAACGTCCTGCGCCGAATTTCCTAATTGATTTATCAATCAGTTTACGCCCCTTCTTCGTTCCCTTGTTAAAATTCTTATCGTCTTGTTGTAAGGAATCGATATTGGTTTCCGTTATCTTTTCAGCCATATATTAATATCTTTATAAATATAAAGTAATTTACGTTACAAAGATAATGAAAATCTTTATAAATATCAAGTAATTACAGATATAAAGAGAGTTCTCTTTATCCGCATAGTTCTCTTTGTAACCTATCACGCAAAAATGGGGGTGCAACATCACTGCTACACCCCCACCAGAAAGCAACAAGGAATTTAATTATTTTTTCTCTGCCTCTCTAAAGCAGAAATCTGCCCATAGCTCTTTAAAATAAACGCCTGCGTGTTTCGCTTTTTCTTCGCTCTCGAAGGCAAGACGGACACCGACGACCGTATCCGAAACCGCAGAAGCGTCATACGCATACGCATAAACGAGACCTCCACCCGCATTCGCATTGCCACAAGCACGCAACACACACCGCTGCTTTTTCTCTTCTGAAAAACGGCTATATTCTTCTTCTGTGAAGAGATTGAACCATGGATAATACCTCCATTCGTCTTCTGTGAACTTCGGTTCCCATCCTTCATTGATAGCTGCTGTTATAATTCTTAACTTTATATAAGCTAACGTATCCGCACCAAGCAGTCCTATAAAAGCACTCTCTACACCATCGCTTGCCATACTTAGCGCATCGTAATAACCCTCTACAAGTGGGTTATCATAGCCCAAAGCTGCACATGCATCATCGAAAGTCTTTATATCTTTCCATGACGTTGTTTGCTCCTTCAGCGTAAAGTCAAAGATAGACCTTTTCATCTCTGGGGCTTCTTCAACATTAGCGAGAACCGCCTTTTGAGCATCTTCTTTTGTCTCATACATTCCAAATCGCTTGCCATCACAAGCATACTCAACTACATACATTGTTTTCATACGTTTTTTTTGTTTTATAAGTTAAAATAATAATGGTTGTTTATATCTTAGAACTCTATTCGTTGCCAGCTTATAGAACTCTTTTTTTATTTCAAAGCCATAACCTCGTCTTCCAGTATTAGCTGCTGCCAATAGAGTAGAACCAGAACCAGCACACGGATCGATAACTACATCCCCCTTATCTGTGAATATCTCTATAAGCCTCTCAAGCAGTGGTACTGGTTTCTGTGTCGGATGTACCTTTGGTGTTGTGGTATCTTGTACCCAGTCAAAGCAGTTAAATATCATCTGCCCTTCATTTCTGAATTTCGGCAACTTATCACGATATAGTATCAAACCATATTCGCAGTTGCCAACGACCTTCATGTTAGCTTTCAGAACCTGCGCTGAGAACTTCTTACGAAAGACCAGATTAATGTAGTTGTTAAAGCCGTACTTCTTTCCAAGTTCTATGTACTTAAACTGCTGTTCGAACTCGCAGAACAACAGCATACAAGGTGCCTGATTTCTCTCTTTAGGCTCTTTCCGTAACATCTGTGAACAGAAGTGCATAAACTCTGCTGGGCGAAAGTCCTTATCAGTATCGAAAAACTCCTTACCTGCAAGTGCACTTTCTCCGTTCTTGTTGTCTCCTCCTTCATACCAAGCAGGGTTGCTCGCATAGGCATTTTTACCCAGATTATAAGGTGGGTCTGAAATAATCATCTGTGCTTTTGGCAAGCCGTATACCTTGAAGTTCTGGAAATGGTCGTTAAATAATTCTATATTTTTCATCTTATTTTATGCTATTTTGCCGTACAAGCCGTTTTCCTTAATAAAGGCATATACTTTATAACCATGTTAACGATAGCGTCGTGTTGAGCCGTTCTGCCATTGCATACCGCTCTCGACTGTATAACCTTCCATGATTTGGTATTTACCTCGATAGTCTCTAATCTCTTTCCTTTCTTGTCTTTTGCTGACAATATAAGGCTGTCCGGATGTCTCTCTTCGTCATAGTAACCCATCGCAAATACGCAATGGTGCATTGCCTTACCTTCCTCCGCAAACTCCCTTACGCTATGTAAAGGCTCTATCCTTATATCCTTATCTCCGAAAGATAGTCCAGCAAAGTTTTTCATCCTCTCCTTGTATAGCTTATCTTGCTTTTCAATTTCCTTTGCTTTACGTTCCATCTCTTTCTCTACCTCTATCTTATTCTTCTTCTCCAGCAGCTTATCATGTGCTGCCTTTAAGTCGACAGGGCAAACATACTTCGCATTATGTGTATCAAGATTAAAGTATCGTAGTAATTCTATATAGTCTACATACATACTACCATCATCTACTATATAGTTATTTCTCTCGCATATTCGTACAGCATGCTGCCACCTCGTGCGGTCTTTCAAGTGTCCTCCAGCGTGCTGCCAAAAGCCTAATATGCCATACTGCTTATGCTTTACCAGCTCTTCTACAAATGGGTCGTCCATCCTTATTAACGCCTTCATCAACGGAATAACCTCTATTTCTTTCTCTTTCAGTATATCCATCGTCCAGCCATTTCTTTTCAATAGCTTTGTAACCGAACCACGAGCATACATATAGTTACCAGTTATATCGAATATATCTTCATAAGCTATATAACCTGTAGCATTTGCGTTATGGTTCTTGATGTTCATCTCGCTATTAATACTCCAACTGAAGTGATACATACTTCTTGTATAATCTCTACCGAGTATGGTTTCTTTTCCTTCTTCGCTTATCCAGCTCTGCCATAACTCCATAACATCATACATCGTACTACCATTCCTATAGTTACACCTGCTTATTTCAAATGTCCTTATCACTTGATAGTCCTTATATGCCTGGAACAAGGAAAAGTGTCTTAAAGTATTGCCTTTGGTCTTGGTTGACCTGTGATAAACTAACTTTAGTTTCTTTCCACACTCTGGGCACTCGTAGCCGTTCTCGCAACCAAGAGAGACCCCTAACAACGAGCTTGATAATCTCGAACTGTGTCCGCAACACTGGCACCACACCCAGCCGTTTTTCTTGTACAAGCCTATATCCTCGAAACAATGTTCATAGGCATATTTCTTTGCAGCTTCACTGATAGGCTTTAGTTGCTTAGAGAGCTGTAGTACGTGCTTCTGTTCCTTCGTCCTTGGCTTCATAGTCTCTTTCGTTTGGTTCGTAATTATCATTGCAGTGCAATAGATTTAACCCACACTCTATCGTCGGACCTGTATCAACCGAATGTGTACAGGTTTCACACAACCCCCAGTACTTTTCTTCCATCAGTATTGTCCTCCGAATAAATCGCCCATCATCGCAGCCTCTTTCTCTTGCTTCTCTTTAGCCGCTTGTAATCTTTTCTCTTTGGCTTTCTTCTCTCGTTCTCTTTGCTCCTCCTGCCTTTTCTTTTCCTGCTCTTCCAGTTTCTTCTCGTAGTTTTGTTGAGCCTTCTCCATCGCTTTCTGCTTTTCCTCTTCACTCAATTCTACATGCGTATCTACTACTACACGAGATACGTTGTTAGCCTTGCTTCCTGGGTCTTTCAACTCCTTCTCGTCTATGAAGTGCTTTGCCATGCCGTATATCTCTTCATCAGCCCATCCGCTTTGCTTCTTCTTACTGACCTCTGATAGGATATAATTACATACTGCTTCTGGTGTCTTCTCTGGTTGTTCTTGCATCTTCTTTGCAAACTCCAGATCCGTATCGGCTTCCTTCTTCAAGTACTCCTCGATACGCTTGATAAATAAATTTGTTGCTTTCATATTCCTTATTGCTTTGTTACGTATTTCAATGTATCCTCGTCTTTCCGTTTCTCTAAGCGTCTCCCAGTCCGTACCTTCTACAAGTACCTGCCATTCGCCATTAACCGTCATACACTTAGGAAACTTAAAACGTTCTTGTATCTTTCTTATAGTTGCTATGTCTCTTATCTTATAATAGACTACGATAAAGTACATCATCACTATCCGGCTACTTTGTGGTTATTCTTTCTCTTTTTAATCTCGGTGTATTCTTCATAGCTTACCGCATTCTTTCTGTCCTCTTCCATCTTCCTCTCTCGCTCTCTTTGCTCTATCTTTTCTATGATTTGATTCCTCTCGTCAAAGAAGGTACGCAAAGCTCGCATAATTCTTACGGCATCTATGCACCCATACATCTCTCCGTAGTCTCCGTATTTCAATCGCTGAAAGAATAACATCAACTCGGATAGCTTCAAGAAGTAATACCGACTTAGTATCATCTTAGACATCTCTCGAACCACTCCAATCGTTGCTTTGTTTTCTTCCTTCACTCCGACAAAGTTCTGATAGTCGTTCAGCTCTATAATTAACCAGTCAATAGAGACCTGCTCTCCATAATCTCTGCTTACTTCTGCAAGCGTTGGGGCTTTACCATTAACACATCTTTCTGGATAGGAATAACACTGCATTTGAATTGATGGGTTAAATCTTTCCAGAAGTTCTCGTGCATCCTCCTTGCTCTTAAGTATAGTGAGACATGACTTCGTCGATGACTTCTTTATTTCGCGCCTCTCTCTTTGCAATATTTGTGTCACTGTTTCTACCATATTCTTTGCCTTTTCCGTTCGTTAGCCATCTATTAACCATGCTATCGATACGCTTTATTTTTTGCCCTCCAGTGGTTACCCAGCCTTGGGCGTCATAGTAATAATAAAAGTTCTTTGCCTCCTCCTCACTCATACCCTTATCGGTGCATATTGCTATAACATCTTCTATGCTTGGAGGTGGAATCGCTACCATCTGCTTCTTGGGTGTGTCTACATTTAGAGACAATTCCGTTTCTATGGGGTGGGGTTTCTTTATATTTTCTTTTGTTTCTGTTTTTGTTTTAGTTTTATTATTATATGGCTTGGCAGTAACCTTGGCAGTAACCTTGGCAGTAACCTTGGCAGTAACCTTGGCATCTTTTGCCAAGGTGTCTATGATTGTATAGGTCGAAAACTTTTTCCCATTGTAGGTCTTATAATCAATCAGACCTGCAATTTTCAACCTATTGCGAGCTTCATTAAAAGTGTGATGACTGCTAATATTAAATTTCTCCATAACTTCACGGTTATTTCTCCGGAAGGATGGCTTCCACAATAGACCGTTCGCCACTTTCAGAAAATAAAAGTAGAGCGCAATGTCTATAGGGCGGAAATCATGCTCTTCGCTAAGAAGCCAGAAATTATTTATCAAACTAATATAATTCATATTTGCTACTTATTAATGTAGTCTCGTATTGCCTTTTGGAACTCTTCCAACGAATGGCACACCACGTATTTATTTTTCATACGCTTTGCCAGCTTCTCATATTCTCTCTGGCTCTGTGACTGCTTGCCTACAGGCGTCTTCATCTCAATACATAGCGAAGCATAACCACCCATAGGAACTTGAAGTATAAGATCGGCTACACCAGACCTTACGCCCTCGTCTTTCATTATCTTTGCAGTCCATGCGTTTCTTGCTCCTCCATTAGGAACAGCAAAAAACAATGGTTCGATACTCGGATAAGTCTTTCTGAACCACTCTACACACTGCTTTTGGATTTGGCTCTCCGTTAATGGCTTCATAATACACTACATATTAAACACATTAACACACCTACGATAAAGCCTAACATTACCGCACAGCCTAAACCTACTATAATTGTAGTAGCCTGTATATCTTCTTCTTTATTTGTCATATTAATATTCTCCTTTGAACATATCGAAGGCTGCATCTAACAACATCTGCTGCGTGTTAACCTTCTTTTCTTCTACATTATCAATCGTACCAGTTACTCCGTTGGCTATATCCTTCTTTGTCTGTATAAGTTGATACATATACTCGTCTATCGTTTCCTTTCCCAGTAAGTATGTACAGGTAACAGCGTTCTTTTGCCCGTTTCTGTGTGCTCTATCTTCCGCTTGGCAACAATCTGAATAAGTCCAAGGGAACTCGATAAACAACACGTTAGAGGCTGCTGTAAGCGTTAAACCAGTACCACCACTTCGATAGTTAAGTATAATCAGTTTCGTGTCGGGGTCTTGTTGGAAAGCATCTACACTTCGTTGCTTTGCTCTGTCATCATCATCACCCGTAACCGTAACAGCCTTTGGGAACTCCTCTTTAAGTTCCTGTACAACCTGCTTTAGAAAACAGAATACGATCAGTTTTTCGCCTCCATCTATAGTGTTATGAATGATGTCAATAGCTGCCTTAATCTTTCCCTTTGATGATATCTGCTTTAATATACCCATCTTTACCATTACAGCCCCTCGAATAGCTCTCTGTATCTTATCATCATCTGCCTTCTTGAACTCTTTTAGATACTGGATGACATCTCGTTTTGCTTCGTTGTACTCCTTCCTATTCTCAATATCAACTAACAGATACGAACGTGTCTTGTCTGGTAGCCATTTCAAAACGTCTTTCTTTTGCCTTCTGAAAAAACAAAACTTATTCAAATAGTAGTTAAGTTCCTTTAGGTGGCTTGATTGGTTCTCGCCTGCGCAATATCTTTCTTTGAACTTCGTATATCCTCCGAAGTCCTCCAGACGCTCCATAATATTAAGCTGCTGTATAAGGTCGGTATTATTGTTCACTACAGGTGTACCTGTCAACTCCAGTACAAACTCTTTACCCTTAGCAATACCCTGCACGAATTTACTTTGCTGTGTCTTGCTTGATTTGCATTTATGGCTTTCGTCAATGATGACAGACTTAAATAGATTTATCCTCTCGTCAAATTCAACACTCTTTAGCGTAAATCGTTGCTGGCTCTTTACTCTCTTAACAAAGTACTTCTTTAAACTCTCATAGTTCGTAATGAATACCTTTGCTAAAGGTTCTCCTGCGTTATTGCGTGACTGCCAAAATAGCTGCCATGTATTTCTATTGGCGTCGCTTAGTATTACAGCTTGCACACCTCCGAACTTCTTAAACTCTCTCTGCCAGTTTACTTTCAGTGACGCTGGACATATTACCAGTGCTGGCCATGCCCCGCTCGCTGTCATCGTACCAATAGCCTGTGCCGTCTTTCCAAGTCCCGGCTCGTCTCCCATTATGCACCTTTTCTTCTCCAGTGCGTATGCTATACCTTCCTTCTGGTATTCGTATGGTTCAAGCGTCATATTATGTTCTACTTCCAATTTCGGCATCTCTGGTTTTTCGTAGCTCTCTACTGGTTCCTCATCTTTCAGCCACTGAACACTATTACATAGATGACGTTGTACAGCCCAGTCAGCCATTAGCCTTAGATAATTCTCATCGGTAGGCGAGACCTCCCAAAATTTACCGTCAGCCCTATAACGAGCTGACGGTATTCTTTTCACACATGCCACCAATAAAGGCTGGTAATTAAAAACGACCTTGTAGCAGTTAGGAGTTAAGGTAAACGTCATTATATTTAGACGCATCATAATTCGTTAAGCTACTTCTGTTTTCTTTTTCCTTCCTTTCTTCTTTTCACCACCTTTCGATGTGCTAATCTCTACAGATACCTGTGGCACTTCTCCAGCCTCAACACCTGCAAACGGATCGCCGGCTTCATCGAAGTTTAATTCGCCTTGTTTCAAGCCCCATTTACGCTCATTAACGTACTGCTCGGCTTCATACTTCACATTGTCGATAGCTAAAGATAACTCTGACAGATACCTATAATTTTCATCGTCTACTGTGGATATTTTCGGTGCATTTAGGTTCATTACGTCTCCTCGGTCCAGTACACGAGTTCCAGATATAATGACCTCATCACCGCTGAATGTTACGGAACCAACAGACATTCGAGTAAAGATACTCTTTTCCTCCCAGCTTCTTTGCTCCTCCAGTTCTTCCAGAGTGTTATTATATGCCTCTCTCTGTTCTGTTAACAGAGCCAGATGGGGAACGAGGGTTTTAATCGCCTCCTTGAAGTCCTTGTGCACAATGTTAGCACCTACCATCGTAATGGTATCTCCATCATGATTAGAATACACCACATTAAGCGTATTCTGCTTTGTTAATTGAATTTTCTTAAAGTCCATTTCACTTGTTTTAATTTAGACATTATATTGCTGATAAAAAGCCTCAAAGTACCTATCATCTGGTATAGGTAGCAT